TATATCTGACATTCATTAAATTTCTTCTTGCTCTACTTCTTGATCTTCTTGTTCAGTTTCATCTTGTGTAAATTGACCAACTTCTGAAGCTGAGTCTATTTCATCAAATATCTCGTTTAGTTTTTCGTTGTCATCTACTACTGCTCTTGCAATCTCTTTATCTACTTCTTTCATAAATGTAGGAGACCCAATACCAATAGACTTAGCTTGTTGATAGTAAATTAGATCAGTAGCATAATCTCTAATGTTAAATGAGTCAGGATAATTTATTTCTCCATCAAATGTAGCATTTTGAAATAGTGCATATAATCTAAATAGTTGTTCTTCTGCTATTTGTAGATTATCTGCTTTTTCTGATAGTCTTGCATTAAGTAATTCAAATTCTGTTTGTAAAGCTATTCCTGATGATACTGCTTGTTTTGTAGTTCTTACTGCTCCTGTATGTGCAATTCTGTTTATCGCATTTACTTTGTTATTTATAGACTCCATAATTGCTTGTAAGTTTTGCCCTGATGGTTGAAGTAAGTATGGTTTTAAATTTGGCTCTAATTCTTCAGGCATTTCAATTACAGCACCAGCACCAGCACTAGCATTTACCGATGGAGTCTTAACAAGACTAGGATGATTAGTTAATCTAATAAGCTGTTCTACTTCTGACAATTCATTGTAGATAGCTTTCTGCAAATCAGCTATGTCTGTAAGGTCTGATTGACCAATCCCTTTTTTGTGCGATTTGGAATTGTATAAGATAACTGCTGGTATCTTGCCAATCAGATTATCGGCAGTATCTATTACAACAGGCTCGTCTCTATCTGACTTAGCATAGATAGTTTCAATCCTGTCAAGATACCATAATCTAAAGTAAGTTCCTCCATCCTTATCTACTTCTTCTCTTACTTTAAGATAATCTAGTGTGTATTTACCATTTATTTCTCTTTTAAAATTCCAATCTAAAACATTCTCAGGTGTTAATATTGATATGTATGGTCTGATCTCTTGCTCTAGTTCTTCTGCTCTTGTGTTTGTTGTTACCTTTGGTTTATCTAAAACTAAAAAACAATGTCCATAAATAGAAGCATAATTCTGAGCCTGTTTCATAACAGAGTCAAAATGGTTTCCATCTAAGTCTGCGTCTTTTAAGAATGATTCTAAACTAGGCTCATCTGCCATAGCACCAAAATCTCTTGATGCTTTTACTCTAAATAAAAATGATGAGTATATTTGTATGATGTTTTTACAATGATTATCGCATGGTGTATTACCAAGCCTTTGATTATACTCTACATCTAATTCTAAATTATATCTGTTTAAATATTGTCCGATTGTGTAATCGTAGCCACCATTAAATGATCTGATAAAGTATTCCCATTGATTAACATTTTCTTTGTAGTCTTTGTGGGTTTCAAATGCTTCGTCTCTTGAATATGCCATAATCTATTTCATTGTCCATCTTGTTGGTCTCGACTTAGGCATCTGAACAACTAAAGGTTTTAAGTAATCAATCATATAACCTAAAGCATCGTTAAGATGGTCGAATCCTGACTCCTTATCAGGAATATTAGTATCTTCTCGATAAGTCTGTCGTTGTAATCCTTTTATAATAAATTTACAAGAATTGGAAACAAAAATATGTCTATTACCTTTACTATCTTTAAGTTTTGAATTAACTGCATTGATTCTATCTCTAACTGCTGGATGTCTGCTTTTAACTTTAATTGTAAAACCAGCATTTTGTAAAATAGATAAATCTGTTCTTCCACCAGCAGATGTCTTTCTTTGCTTACAGGCTGGGTCAGGAAATATAGTTATTGGTATTTTATATCCATATCTATTTCTTATTTCTTCGCACATTTCGTCAGTATTAGAGCCATAAATAACTATCTCATCTACAATATAAATCTTATCTTTTTCTATTTGACCAACACAAGCTGACATTGGCGAGGTGTTAAAGTCCATACCAATAAAAAAAGGTTTATTATAATCAACAGGTTTATTAACTACTGAGTCTATTGGATGAAAATTATAATATATTGCTCCAGCATAATTCTCGAAAGTACCCTCAAACTCTTGTCTAAATGTTCTTTGATCTAAGTCTGATCTAGCTTGATTAAGTTCTTTCTCAGATACCATACCACCCTGTAAAGTAGTATATTGAAAACTATCCCACTCAGGGTCGGTCTTACCTTTAACAAACATCTCGTATGACCAGTTTCCATAACCTTTAGGTGTTCCACACATAAGCACACTACCAAGTGTATCTGATATAGATGCTCTTAATACTTCAAACCAAGTTCTTTTATCTATGTCAGCAAACTCATCTAATATTAAAAAGTTTAAACCTGTACCTCTAAGAGTATCAGGCATATCAGCAGACTTTAGTGATATTGTACTATTTGTTTTTCTAATGGTTATTGTAAGTGTGGTTTCGTTAATATCTTCAATCCAATTAAACTGATTAAGAACTTCTTTTAACTGACTCCAGCAAATATCTTTAGCCATCTTTAGTGTTGGTGCTACATACCATATTCTTTGATTTGGCTGAGACGCATATTTCATCATCTCAGTTATAGCAAGATATGTCTTACCAAATCTTCTACCGGATATTAATACTCGAAACCTTTTCTTCGATTGGCTTATTTGATGCTGGGGTTTTGTGAGTAGAATCTTCATAGCAATCAAACTTTATATATATCTTATGTGCATTTACTTCTTTTCTTCCAAGTTCCTCAGTTTTCTCAATAGCTTTTGTATAGCCATCTATCATACATGAATATACATCATCATACTTTTCTTTAAATACAAAAGGGTCGAGACACATATTCTGCCAACCTGAACACATAACAACAACTAAAATCCATTTCATCTACTTCTTCTTTTTGTAATATTTTCTGTGTACCTGAACTCTCCATGTCCAATGGAATATTGCTCTTGATACCTTTTCTAGTTTTTTTAACACCCAATCTATCATTGTTAAAACTCATAAATTATTTTAATTTTTCTATCCTTAGTATTTTGTTATCTGCATCTAACTCAGCTTTTACTTTAGAACACATATAAACTGCGTTGCTGTTCCTAGTTGCTATTCTTTTCTTTTCTAAACATTTGCTTATGCTTGGAGTCCAAGTCATCTCAACAAGTTTTTGATCTACACCTACAAACATCAATAAAGCTATAATTGTTTCCATTAGTGACTACCATTTCTTAATTTTTCTATTTGTTTATTTATATTATCTACTTGCTCTTTTAAATGATCTATATTGACTTTGTTGTATCTACTAGCTTCTATTTCTTTTTCAATAGATTCTATTTGAGATGCTAAATGTTCTATAAGCATATACATTTCTAAGTTCTTTGGCTCTTGCTGTGCCTTTTTCAAAAGATCACTTTCCATCAAAGTATCTGCTGTCTCTAATGCTCCAATCCTACCTGTAAGATTTGCATAGCCAAATACTGCTCCACTTACGACAAGAATTATCCCAATTAAATTAGCGAGTGGTAGCTGTAACTTAGACTCTGAACTAACTTTAATTGTATCGTCTTTTTTGCTCATATCTTAAATCCTTTTCGCCAACTCTTTACTGCCCAAAAGACAGGTTGTAGGTTTAGCTGTTTTCCTGATCGTTTAGCTTTAGCTAAAATAGGTGCAAACCTTTTCATAAACGATCTCTGCCTACTCGGTATGTTCTTTTTGATTGATAACCTTTTCGAGCCAAATCTTACTATTTGTACTCTGCCTGTTTTTCTGTTTCTTACATATACTCCAAACTTCTTTGAAGCAGATGGTGTTCTAAAAGGTTTATTAAGTTTTCTTTTTCCATGAATAGACATAATTTGTAAATAACACTAATCATCTACAAATGCACCCAAAAAGATAACCACTACCATCATTCATTACATGAAGATTAATACTATCTACATATCCGGTAAGTTTAAGTCTTAAAATATCACAGATGTCAGAACAAGTAGCTTCACTAATAATTTCTATGCCTTTAAGAATTTCTTTTGTTACAGGAACTAACTGATACAAGCCATCATTTAAAATTATAAGTTCCATTATCTTCTAAAATGTCTTTTTCTCCATTTGTTACAAACATAAGTATCTCTGACTCCTTTACAGCGATACAGCCCACAAAACATAAATTTTTGGCTAAACAAACCACAATTCCCACAGCTACCTCTACCGGTTGATGGTCTATAATCTTGTGGCAATCTAAAATCAATTATCTCTCCATTTGCATAGAAGTTAGATCGTTTATTCATCTGCCCTGTCCTCTGTATCTAAGCTGTTTTCTGCTTCTACCTTTTCTTTTATGCTTGTTCATTGAATTTACTTTTTTTGGATTTTTACCAATAGATGTGCCTTTAAACTTTTTCTCATAGACAACTACTTGTCCATATACATTACCTTTTTTCTTTGCCATTTAAGTCTTTAACTTCTTCAGCTTTAGCTTCTATAATTAATGGTAAAGGCTCAGTAGTATTTGTAGTGTGAACTTTATCTACCATGTTCAAGTAATTTTTAGATAGCCATATCAAAAGTTTATCGTTACCTTTCATGGCTTTTTCGTACATTTTTTTTCTTAAACTAGCTTTACCTTTGTTTTTATTAACCTCTAATAAATCGGCAAATCTTCTCTGTAATGTCCTAGCTGATATTCCTACAATGCTACCTATTTCTTCTTGTGTGCATCCTATTTGACTTAAATTTGCTAGTATTTTTTCATCAATAGCTTTATGTGGTCTGCCTATTTGTTTCTTTTTTTCTGCCTTATTTATGTCGCTTTTCATTAGTGATTCTTATACCTCATTTCCCCAACAATCCCAACCCTCAACTCGTTGTCTAGCAAACAACTCAATTCTAGGTAAATCTCCACACAATTCTACAATTCTTGATCTTGCTGTATCAGGTTTTCTACTATGTTCTCTTAAAGGCTCATAAATTACTTGATGAACTGATTTTGAAACTCTTTTTGGTTTTCCTTTAGTAGCAAGTAAGCAAATTTCATTATTTGCTCTTGTCCAATATCCTAAACCCCAAAATAAGCTATCTGATTTTTTATTTTTTTTAATCCAACTAAAAGCACAAGTTTTATATTCAAATCCCCACTTTTCTATTGTTTTTATACAATCTAATAATTTAGGATAAGTAACCCATAAAAATAAAACACAATTATCATCTGCAATTTCATTTACAGGTAAATCCCATATTTCTTGCATTGACATAGTTTTATATTTTGAAGTGACATTTCTATTTCCACCCTCTCCCCATGTTTGATAATGCCATGCTGGGTCTGAGTAAATAATATTATATTTTTTTTTAGGAAATGGTATCAAATTTCTATCTTTCTTAATTCCTTAATACATCCTATTGGAAATACATTTCTGTCGGAAAAGCTTTCTTCATTATCATCATAACTTGCAAATGTTTTAAGATGCTTCTTATCTTTTGAATAAACATATCCTGTTGTTGTCATTAATGCTGGTTTCATAGTATCAAACTCTTTAGATGTAGCATGACCTGAATCTCCTAAAATATCCCACCACTTAATCTCGTAAAAGTAGAACTTTTTTTTGTTTATTGAAATGTGTTTGAATTTTGACTTTTTTTTTACCATCTAATGTTTTCTATGTATGTTTGATTCTACTATTGCTCTATAATATTCAAGCTGGGTTTTCAGCATTTTATTTTCTAATGACAGCTTTATCAATCTTTTTCTAGCATATCGGAATATTCTAAGTATTGCTTTCATCGTATGGTTTTATAGCTTCTTTTTTAAACTTGTGTCTTTGGTACTTTTTACCATTTTTTTCAAGAATTGTGTAATGACCCCACTCTCCTATGGTTTTATACCCATTATTCACATTCTTGCTTGACCCTATACTAATATTGGTATTAGTATTATATGTATTAGTATCAGGCGATAGCTGGTGTTCAGGTGGTTGCACATTCTCTAGGTACTGATATTTGTCATAATTTAAGCACTCAATTATACTTACTTTTCTGCTGGGGTGGTTGCTGGTGGGTGTAAGGTGGTGTATTCTTACATTAATCATCTTCCTGTTCTTTAATCTTTTAATGAAAGTTCGCATTTCAGAATAAGTGATACCCCATATCTCAGCATTTTTCCTGAGTGGGAAAATCAACTCAGCTTTTTTGATAAATATTTTGTTATCTAAAAAGTTCAGGGTCTTATCCTTATAAGTTGCCTGACTAATCATATATATCCATATTGCACATTGTTTTAAATTTTTAAATACAGGAGATTTCCAAATCTTTCTCCATACTAAAAAATATCCACTATTGCGTTCCATTCCTCTATCCTCTCTCTCAGTTTTTTTTCTAAATATTCTTCAGTACCATATCTTTCGATAAAAGCTTTTTTACCTAAATGTACTGAAATTTTACCTGTCCTATGGTGGACACTACATAATGGCAGAATCCTCGTGTGCGAGGGTCTCAGACCCATTCCTGTATGCTTTCTGATGTGATGTATCTCTGCTGGTTTAACTACACCATCAATTTGACAAGCTA